GCTTGACACGCGGCTTGGGACAGCTAGCCAATACCGTAAAAAGCTACGGTGGTGAGCTGGACGATGAAAGCCTTGGTGCGGGACGTTTGCCTATGGCGTTGGTGACGTTCGGCGGTGCGCGAATTGAGCCGATGGGCGTGCGCGGCACAGCGTTTCGCACCTCTGCTAAATTTGTGGTCATTGTGGCGGTGCGCTCATTGCGTAGCAACCAAGCTGCACGACAAGGTGGGGTGGATAAACGCGAGGTTGGTGCGAATCAGTTGATTTATGCGGTACGCCGATTGCTGGATACGCAACGCTTGGGCGGATTAGTTAAGCCGTTAAAACCGCTGGCGATTCGGACATTGTTTAACAATGCGCAGTTTTGCACTGCAAAAGTCACGGCGTATGCCATCGAGTATGAAGCCGTGTTTGATGATGTTGCACCACTTGAAGATGGTTTGTATCCGGAAAAAACACAAGACCCGACAAGTCCTGATTTTGTGTTTACCCATTATGCGGCCGAACTCTCCCCGGCGTCGCCAACCCTCGAGCAGGTGGACGGCAAACTGTATGACCCGAACAACAATGCCGAGGTCGGCTTTAGTGTAAAAACAAAGGATAAAAAATGATTGTAAAAGCAGCCCCAGGGGTGAAAGTCCCTTTAGAAAATCAGCCGTATGCCTACATTGAGCAGGAGCCGGTTGAAGTGGATGATTCTGTTTATTATCAGCGTCGTATTGCTGATGGTGACTTAATCGAAGTGCAACCAACCCGCAAGCAAAGAGGTGCAGGCAATGACTAACATTGAATTTGAAAAAATCCCGAATAGCTTACGCAAACCGGGTGTTTATACCGAATACAACGCCAAAGGCGCAGTAACTACACTGCCGACTAACGAGCAGGAAGTGCTAATTGTTGCGCCAATGGTGGGCGGTGCGACGGCATTTACCCAACCGGTGCGTGTGTATTCCGACCTTGACGCAGCGCAGGCATTTGGTGCCGGCTCATGGGCGCATTTAATGACGCGCATGGCGATTACTAACAATTCGCTCATCCGTTTATCTGTTATGGGGTTAGCGGATAGTTCTTCCGGTGTCGCGGCAAGTGGTAGTTTAGTATTGACCGGAACAGCCACCAGTCAAGGGGTTATGACAGCAACGATTGCCGGTATTGACTACAAAGTCGCTGTGGCAAACGGCGAAAAAGCCAAAGATGTTGCCGCCCGATTAAACGCTGTGATTAATGGTGCGACAGATTGCCCGGCAACGGCATCTGTGAGCGAAAGCACGATTACGCTTACGGCTAAATGCAAAGGTGCCATCGGAAATGAAATTAATTTAACCGCAACAAATACGGCTAAAGACATGACATTGTCCGCAACCGCTTTTGCCAACGGCGCAGAAAATGCGGATTTAGCCCCTGCATTAGCAAGTGTTGCCGGTACGCATTACCACGTCATTATTTCGCCGTTTGCGGACGATAAAAACGCCAAGGCCTTGCGCGAACATTTAGAGTCCGTGTCCGCTCCGTTAGAGAAAAAACCTGCTATCGGTGTGTTAGCGTGGCGTGGGTCAATGGCAACCGGCACAACTTATACCGAAAAAATCAACAGTGAGCGTATCACTTGCGGTTGGTATAAAGGTGCAGTCGAATCTCATGCCTTGATTGCTGCTGGGTATGGCGCAGTGATTGCAGGCGAAGAAGACCCGGCGCGTCCGTTAAATACCCTTGAAATTAAGGGCTTGACCGAAGTTGACCCTACACAAACGCCGTTATTGACCGAAGCGAATCAGGCGTTATATCACGGTTTAACCCCGATTACCGTTGTAAATCATCGTGTCCGCATTATGCGTGCAATCACGACTTACACCAAATCGGCAACCAATACGGATGACCCGAGCTACTTGGATTTAACCACCATCCGCACGCTGGACTATACGCGCAAAGCCATTGAACAGCGTATCGAATTACGTTTCCCTCGCGCCAAATTGTCTGCGCGTACACCGGATAAAGTGCGGTCAGAAATTCTGGACGTGTTGTTACGTCTGGAAAACGAAGAAATCTTGGAAAATGTGGCACAGCATAAAGCGAAATTGTTGGTGAAACGTAATGGCGTTGACCCTAACCGCTTAGATTGTGTCATCCCGACCGATGTGGTGAACGGATTACATATTGTCGCTAACCGTGTTGATTTGATTTTATAGGAGGCGTAAATGTCCCAAGAATTTGCCAGTTTAGGCATTGTCGAAGTGGACGGTCAAGAGATTGACTTAACCAAGTTAGATGTGCGTGTTACCACCGGTCGCAAACCGGTGAAAACTATCAACCGCAAAGGACGCGTGAAAGGCTTTGCAAAAGGCATTACCGAATATGCATTATTACTCACTGTTGTTGTGCCGTTAAACGCGGCAGAGCCTGATTGGGATAACGTGACAGATGCCAAAATTACGGTGGAAGAAGAAAACGGTAAACGAATCTCATACATCGGCTGTTTTACCACCGAAACCGGCACAAGCTATACCGTAGATAGTGAAGAAGTGCGCGATTTGCAAATGGTAGCGTTAGACAAGGTTGAGGAATAATGAAAATTCGTTTGAAACTTGGCGTGCTGTATAACGGCACGCTACATCATGACGTGTTAGTCAAAATTTTGACCGTGGGTGGTGAATGCCAAGCGTTGGAAGTTATCAGTGACCTTGGGTTAAGCGAAAAAGAAACGTTAAACACATCGGAACAAATGCTGGTTGACTTAGCGTATCTGGCACAGCAAGTCGAGTTTGATGGTATTCCGCGTGAGGCGGTGACTCCGGCATTCTTGTTGGATAACCTTGCCACTGATGATTATGTGTTGATTAACTATGCAATCAATCAATTGCGAAAAAAGCGCACGGGCGTTTCGGAAAACCCGGAGACGGCAAGCGAAGCGTAAAAAAACGCAATGTCAACGAAGTGTGGCAAGCGTACGAAAACTACCGCTCAGCAACGATTTTACTGGGTAAGTTTGGATTTACTGCGCAAGCCGTCTGGAATATGTGTCACGCGGAAGTCAGCGCATGGATTAACAGCTATTTAGCGAGTCAAGGCGCGAAAACCCAACATAATACCGACGAATCTACGACGTCCTATACATTTAAGCGTCGTAAAAATAAGGGGGCGTAAAGCCCCTTTTTTATTGCTTTAAATAACGTTTTAACAAGGTTTAAAAATGGCAAATATGGATGTCTCATTAATACTCAAGGCGAAAGATTACGCCAGTAGCGTAGTAAAAAGCGTTGAAAACAGTGTTAGCAAATCAACCAAGAATATCGAAAATCAAGCCCAACGCAGTGCCACCACGCAACAAAGAGCGATGCGTCAAACGGCACAAGTAACGGAGCAAAGCTACCGCCAAATCCAACAAGCGGCACGCAACCGCGAAATGCTGGGTGTGCGTAGTGAGCGCAGTATCCAAACCGAAATCAACCGCACCCGTGCGGCATACGACCAATTAAAAAGCAGTGGCATTGCTTCCGGGCGCGAATTAGACCGCGCCGCTGTGGCGACTAAACGCCGCATTGC